TTAACCCTCAACTTCTATCGAAACACCATTTTTAAAGAAAAATGATATGCTGCCATCGCTCATCACCTTTGCAACGTCAATCATGCTGATCCAAATCTCATCGCTCCACTTTTCAAGCACCAAGGGCTGTTCCTTCAGAACCGAAATGAATATGCGAAGCTCACTTTCACGCTCAAGTTTACTCTCACGCTCAGCTTGTGCCGCCTTCAGCTTTTCGACCGCCTTTTCATATCTTTTCACAAGCCTGTTATACTTGTCGGCATATTCTGCTTGTGACTGAGGTGATGTTGCGTTTTCTCTTACGCACTGGTCCACCAAGCCTGCGATAACGTCAATTTCTTCGTTTAAGGTCGCAATCTTTCCATCAAGCTCTGTGCAGTTGAAAACAATCTCTCGCATCTCCTCGCAATCATCAATGATGCGTTCTCTGTCACCCATCAAAATGTTGTAGGCTTTGAGGAACATTTCCTTGATGCTTTCCTCAGAAAGCGTTGCGCTTTGGCACTTGCTGTGACCCTTAAATTTGCTGTTACACTGCCATATTTGCTTCTTCCAAGCATCCGTGGAGTGCCAGACCTTTTGCCCGTAGAACGCGCCACAGTCGGCGCATATAAGCCTTGATGAAAAGATGTGCAAGCCACTGTATCTACGCCCCAGTTTGCGTCTTCGTGCAATTTCCGCTTGCACCATATCGAATTCAAGAGGCGTTACGATTGCCGGATGACTGTTTTCCACGTAATACTGTGGGACCTCACCGGTATTGACCTTCTGTTTTTTCGTAAGGAAATCTACCGTATAACATTTCTGCAAAAGAGCGTCACCCTTATATTTTTCGTTCTGAAGAATACTCAAGATTGTGGTTGAGCGCCACTTGGTTTTCTCTCCAGGTGTCTGTATCCCCTTCTGCGTTAAATGCTCTGCTATCCAAGTGGGCGTTCTTCCTTGAAGGAATAGCCGGTAGATGAGACGGACAATCTTTGCCTGCTCCTCATCAATTTCGGGAGTTCCGTCCTTACTCCTTTTGTAGCCAAGGAAATGCTTATACGGCATTGTTACCTTGCCATCAGCAAAGCGTTTTCTCTGCCCCCATGTAACGTTCTCGGAGATGGATCGGCTCTCCTCCTGTGCCAAGGAGGACATAATCGTAATAAGAAGTTCTCCCTTGCTGTCGAAGGTATAAATGTTCTCCTTCTCGAAGAAAACCTCAACGCCAGCCTCCTTGAGTGTTCTAACGGTTACAAGGCTGTCAACGGTGTTTCTTGCAAAACGGCTAACCGACTTTGTAATAATAAGGTCAATCTTGCCGTCAAGCGCGTCCTGAACCATATCGTTAAAGCCCTTGCGGTTCTTTGTGTTTGTGCCTGAAATACCCTCATCCGTATATACATTTACAAACGCCCAGTCCTCACGCGCAAGAATATACTTGGTATAATAATCGATCTGTGCCTCATAGCTGGTGAACTGCTCATCGTTATCGGTTGAAACACGAGCGTAAGCAGCCACGCGCCGCTTTCTCACAGAATTGTTCTCTATGGATGTAATTATGTTTTTTGTCGCGGGGATGACTGTAATAGCTCTAGCCATTTTGCGCCCTCCTTTCAAGATTTCTTTGCCTTACGGCATCTCTCATTTCTTCAGTCCAAGACTCGGATCGTGAACGGTCCTCCCAAACCCTCGTGACTGTCTGACCGCCTATCAAGTGATACTCTAACCGATTGCCGTTATAAACCACAATTTTTTCTATATCCTTTACGTCAGCAACCGAAGCGGTGACCTCAGCCAACGTGGACTCAGGGATTTGCTTTGAAGCACAGAAGGCTTTTCCTTGTGTAACAAACGTGGCGCAAATCCAAACAGGCTGCTTGACTGTAACCTTACGCCTATAGCTCTTTCCGCAGTTGCCACACACCAAAAGACCTGAAAAGGGATATCTGTTTCTTGCCTTGGGAGCGTGACCGTACTTTTTTGCCCTGCGTTCAAGTTCCTCGTGAACTTTGGCAAAAGTCTCAATGTCAATAATAGGATCATGGGCATCTTCCACGTGATACTGTGGTAGTTCCCCTCGGTTGATTCTATTACGCTTCGTGATATGATTCTCAACATATGTCTTTTGCAAGAGAAGATTTCCGGTGTATGTGTAATTGCGCAGAATTCTACCAATTACCGAAGGATGCCAACGCTCACCAAAACGTGTTGGTACTCCTTTTCGGTTTAAGCCATTTGCGATTGCATTTGTGCCCTTTCCTGATATGAAGTCAGCAAATATCTGCTTGACGATTTCCGCTTCCTCGGGAATGATAGTATAAATACCGTCGCAAAGACGGTACCCTAACATAGCACCATTCCACGGGAGCCCTTCTTCAAAGTTTTTCTTGATGCGCCACTTCATATTTTCGCTTACGGAACGGCTCTCTTCCTGTGCGTAAGATGCAAGAATTGTAAGCATCAACTCACCATCTGCGCTGGTTGTATGAATGTTCTGCTCTTCAAAGTAAACATCCACACCTATCAGCTTCAAAGCTCGCACCGTTTCGAGAAGCGTGACTGTATTTCTAGCAAAACGTGATATGGACTTGGTCATCACCATATCGATTTTACCCTCTTTGCAATCCTCTTGAAGCCTTTGGAAGCCGGCTCTTTCTTCTTTCGTTCCTGTTATCGCCTCATCCGAGTAAACTCCTGCGAATTCCCAGTCCTCGTGCTTCTGTATCAAATCACTGTAATAGCTGATTTGAGCCGATAAAGAATGTAGCATCGCATCTTTGCCGGACGACACTCTAACGTAAGCTGCCACTCTTTTCTTTGCCTTCAGCTGTGGCAACGGCTGTAATTGTCTAACGATTTTAGGCACTATTCCACCTCCTTTGTTAGTGGTATATTACCTCTATAATCGTTTATAATCAAGTCATTTTCGACAAATATACTACACGAATTTATGCCGTATTTTTCTCGCATTTTTGTATCAATTATGGCGTACTCTGTAGGCAGTATAATTCCGCGTGATAAGAGTATTTTTGCCTGTTCCAGTGCAGATTTATAGTATAAAAGACGTTGATAGTATTCACACTGACTCATACTAACTCACCCCGTCTCTCAAAGCACTCGCGGGAACAAAACTTACGCTTGGCGCTTGCGTAGTCATAGATCTTCTTTCCGCAAATAGCGCATTCGCTCTCAATGAGCTTCTCACTCTTGTTGTCCCTGTGCTTTCTCCAATACATCACCCTGCAAGCGGGGGAACAATACATTCTCGGACGAGTTTTCTTGGCAGGTAGTTGCTTTCCGCAATTCATACACTTCCCGCTCTCTTTCTGAATAGCAGTCGTATGTAATTCGTGCCTATAACAAAAGGATTTTATTGTGTTTGCCGACAGCCCCACTTCCCTAGCAATTTCCGAATACGGTTTCAATTCCCTCCGCATTTTTATAATCATATCTCTTTGCGTCTTCGTCATTCCAAAGCACCTCCTTCGGAATACGGAGATTTAAGACGTTGATTGGGGGGGTATTTTTTGAAATTCGTTGCAAAAAAATAATGCCCACCGAAGAAATTCTCCTCGATGGGCATCATAGTCAATACGTATTATTCAGTTTTCTCGACATCAGCCTTGCTTGTCTCACTCTTGTTAGTAAGCTGCTTTACCGCCTGGTTGGTGCCTGTTGCAGAAAGACCGCTTGCTGCGCCGATGACGATAGCCACGAGAATGTTCGTGGTCTCAAGCACACCGGGAACGCAGAAGAAACAGATAGTGCCGATCACAGCACCGAGTCCGCAAGCGATGAGAGGGATGAACCTCTTGAACTTCTCATCACCGCCCATAGCGGTTTTTACGATGTCGATAATCGTGTAAACGATGGCGGCGATTGCGGGGATGGTTGCAAAATCTACAAAGTTTGTCATAGTGAATACCTCCGTTATTTATGAGCTTGTTTGTTGATATGGGTTTCGAGTTGCTTGATAGCAACGGTGACGGGTCCATCGCAGCCTTGCTCCTTAAGACCCTTGAGGCAAGCAAGGACACCTTGGGTCAGAAGGAATTGCTCTTCCTTGATAGCCTTGATGTCCTTGTCCTGCTTTTCTTGTTTGAGATACCATTTGTAAATGGCGAATATAACACCGAAGATCACACCGAGTGCGGTGATCACCCCGGCAACTGCGGTGATGATTTCCATAACGACCTCCTTAGTCTACGAAACTGATGATGGGCTCAAGAGCAAGCATATCCTTGGGCGTGGGGAGATCTTCTGCCGAAAGGAAATCGCTTTCCTTGAGGGTAATGATAGTAAAATCGTCAACCTCGGTGTCGAGGAGCTTGGCGATTTCCTTTTC